GGGGTGTAAGTCAGCGGACGTGCAGTAAATACGTTGTCCGTGAGAGTCTTGCGGTAATTCGCAAGGGTTGTTGTTAATAGGTTATCGAAGTTGCTATTCGCACTTGCCATGTTTTTCTCCTTAAGTTAAGCGTTAAGCATGTTGACGCTTTGCAGCTTCAAATGCATCCCGCAATGATGTAATTGGTTTAGCAGAAACATCAGCACTTGACGATGTTGTGCCACCACTTACAACTCCCGCTTGACGCTTTGCAGTAGTGCGAGTCTGTTCGTCTGAAACCGCTTTAGAACGGATTTGACGAATAGCTTGCGCATCTTCGTACACCTTGTCAAACGAAATCTGTTTGTAGACAGCCTCCAAATTAGTTGAACCCAAAGCCAAAGCCCTAGAAACAACTTCATTTGCATCGAAGTCCTCATATTTCGCTTGCAGCGAAGCAACAGTACGTTCCAACTCGTCAGCAGCCTTTTGATGTTCAAAAGCCTGCACTCGTTGTTCTAACTGTCGGTATTGTTTCTCAACCGGGTCTTGGAGTTCTTCTTCCTCTTTGGTCAAAGGTGTCTCATCTAATCCGTAATGCTGTTTCAACAATTCCAAAGTACCCTTTGGGTCGTTTTGCAAAGCTTCTTGCAATGCGCCACCAAACTGTACTTGTCGCCGTTGCTCACTGAGTTCCTGTGTCTTGCGAGTATAATCCGCTTGACGCTGGTATCCAGAAAGCGCCTCTTTAAGTGGAACCTGAACTTCTTTTCCATCAACTTGTACGGAAACATATTTGTCTCCAAACTCATCAACAGGAAGCAATTCAATTTCACGCTCGCTGAGACTTTCAATTTCTTCAATTGCTAAAGCTGTTTGTCCTTCGCTTTCTAACTCAGGGACAACTTCCTGCACCGATTCATTGCTTACTACTTCACTCATGGAGTCCTTTCAAGGGGTTGCTCTATAGTTATATATTTATCGTTACATTTGTGGTTGCATACCAGGAGGTGCTTGCTGACCACCCTGCATTTGTTGCATCAATTGCATCAATACCTCAGGAGGTAATGATGCAAGTTGAGGGGGTAATCCACCACCCATGCCCTGAGGTGGCATACCCTGCGGTGGCATTTGCGGAGGCATCTGTGGAGGCATTGCTTGCGGTGGCATTCCTTGTGGGGGCATCTGTGGTTGAGGCGCAGGTGGAGCAGGAGGCTGAGGTGGTGGAGGAGGCACAATAAAAGACGCACCATCTTTTATGCCAAAACCATAAGTCAAAAGGTAACCAGCAAGTTTTGCCATATCAATAATTCCAGTATTAACAAACGGTGCCATAGCATCAACAACCTGAACAGCTTGTTGACGTCTCACAGTCTCATTCACAGGCTGAGTAGAACCACCCTCAACCTCAAAGTCAAACTCACCCTGCAAATAATCACGGTCAAAGTTCAACCAAACCTGTCTAGCACCAGTTCCGGCAACACGCACAGCAGCCTCACCAGTCATAAACTCCTGAGCCAAAGCAACCAATCGACGTGCGACCTCTGCAATAGAACGCTCAATCAAAGCAAGCTTGTCGGATGAACGAGCATTAGCGGCATCTTGAATGATACCGGCTTCAGTCGCTGTACGACGAATCTCAGGCAAAGAACCACGCTGATATTCAGATACGCCGGACACACGGTCAATGTCACCCGAAATCAATTCAGACTGATTGTAAAACTCTGGCGGGCTAATAACCGCCGGCATCGGACCAACAACACTGTTAATGCTCTCTTCCGAAATAACAGGAACCATAACGTTATCTTCATCTGATTCAAGAGCAGACCTGCCATCGGCATCAAATGCCGACTCCTTGTAAAGCCACTTACGAGAAAAACGCTTACGATGGTTCATCATCTGAGTACGAGTCTGATTCAATTCCATCTGCAAAGGCTCAATGGCTTCAAGTTCACCCATTGGGTAAAAATAATCAGGTACTTCGTAGTTTGGAATCATGACAAAAGGATGTCCAAAAGAAAACGGAATGTCCGTAGGGTTCACAAGAAACTTGTCGCCACCGTCACAAAACACAGACATCTTGCCTGCATCAATGTCGTAATATTCCCAAATCTCTACATAGGTATCTTCAGGTTCAGCAGATGGTCGTGGTCTATCGCGACCACGAGGACCGTCCAAACCATAACGAGAATAATAACTAGGTTGTGCATCATTACGAGCAACAGAATTGTATCGCTTGTCCTTTTTAACATCAGACAAAGGACGACGAATACGTTGAGCAATCCAACGCATGTCGGACATCGAAGTACAATCAGAATCCACAAAAACATCAAAAGGAGAAATACGCTCAACAAATGGACGGTCTTCCGTAATAATCTGAGCAGACTCACTTATCGACTGAGGACTTGAATCAACAAGTTCGTCAGCAACTTCGTGTTCAACATCCTTCTCAACAAAACGATAACCAGTCTTGACCCAACCATGACCACAAATCAATGTATCCTTAACAGCACGACGAAACTCTCTCTGGCACTCATAATGTCTCCACCAGTAATTCACAATAGCTTCAGTCACAATTGCATTCGGAGCCTGCTCCGACTTACGAGCGTTAACAGTAATCTTTGGATAGTTAACACTCACGCCAGGAGCAATAACGTTAATGGTTGCAAAAGCAATATTAACCAACAACTGGTCAGTCTCAGACGACTTTACATAATGCTTACCACGATACATATCAATCATGCGACGCCAAAGGTCATCGTATTTCTGTTCTTCTCGCCAACGACGTGACTGGTCAATCTTCTTGCGATAACGAGTAATCAACTCTTGATTAGATGTCCTAGCCATTACTTAACTCCCTTGATAGATGAACGTAATTGCCATCTCCACTTTTTGTGCATACCATCACGGTCAGCAAGAAAGTTGCAAATACCTTGCTCATTGGATTTTGTGGCTTCCTTAAAAGCTTTGTCAATCTGTTTAATCAAACCATCATTCATAGCAAACAAAGCAGTAGCCATATCCAAAGGATTAGGCTTAGCAGTGACAGGCTTAACAGATTGCAAGTCAGCAAAATGCTGCAAAGCAAAAGGAGCATAACAATCCAGTTTTCGTATATTCTCGGCAAGAGGGTCAATAGCAGAGTCAACATCAACGTAAATTGTTTCAAACAATTCATGATACTGTGCAAAATCAGGTCCCTCAACATTCCAATGAAAACCATGAGCAGTAAATTTCATTGCAACGGTGTCCGCAAGCAAAACTTTCAAACAATAATCAAGAGTGTACTTCTCAGCCATTAGTCCTCTTTCTCAATATTCTCCGCAATACCATCATGCCAACCGATATGCCCATCAATTTTGCTACCAATTTTATCCACTTTATTACCAATGACCCGTAATAAAATGCGCCCTTCATTGTGCTGGTCAGTATTTTCTTTTCTGAGTCGTTGTAACACGACGACAATTGGTCCCATGATGACTGCGACGACAATGGGAACCCAGACTGATTCCACGTCACACCCACCGTTGCCCAACTGGTTCAGCCTTTATACCAGCTGACTCAGCTTGTCGCATCTGCTCACGCTGACGCTCAACAACAGTAGGTCCATGAAAGTCTTCTTTGCCATAAGTAAAACCCCACTTAATGCCTTTGATGTGGCACTTAAAACAAATAGAGCCCCTACGAGGGAGTTCTGCCTCCATAAACGTAGATAGACAGTCTAAGCAGCGAAATTCTTCCATAACTATTAAGGCAATTCGTTACTAAGTACTAGAACTCGTGTTAAAAGAACCAATCCGTGCATTCTGTGGCTGAATATCTCGAATGATGTACTTCTCCCACCAACCCATAGTGTTCTTCATCGGAGCATCCTCAGAACGATATTCGGGCAACCAAACATATTTCAACATCTGGTTGGTAATCGCCAAAGACATAACACGGTCATCATGTGGCGAACCATGCATCTTGCCGTTGGCTTCACGCACAAAAGTGCGTAGTTCAGCCATTGTCTTGCCGTCATACAAAGAAAGACTCTCATCACGAATAGCAGCGTTCAATTCGTCAATAGCCAAAGGCTTTGACACAGCAGTCGTTCTCCAACCCATCGTTTCACTAATCTGTGGATTCCGATGGTTCATCTTTCGCTGACGAAAGATGTTCCTGTAGCCAGACCTCTGCAAACCCTTCAAGGTAGTCAAACCGTGGTTATTTGATTCCACACCAATTAGGGCTCGATTGTAATAATACCCAATCTCTTTCAAGACCTCTTCGCCAAAAATATCGGGGTCTACGTGCCCATGCCAGTGTGCAACAACCATGCCAGTGTCAGCAGAAATAACATGAGCAGCACTAAAGTCTCCATGCCCCAAACCTTCTGCAACGTCCGCTCCAATAACGTAGGTCTCGCCTCGTGCGGGATAATCCCAAATAGCCAAAGCTCCACCGTCTTCGTAAAAATCGTAGTTGTTACGACCAGATGATGCCTTCAAATATCCACGGTCAGGTTCAATCGGTTCAATCAGTCGTATAGCTTCAAGGTCAAAAACCGGACGACCAGAACGGATAAACGCTTCATCAGGGTCATCAGGGTATTCCTGTGCCATCTGCCAATCAGGCAGGTCTGCCTTCTTGGCGTCGTACCATGCTTGGTCACGGTCTCCAGCAGACCAAGGAAAGAAGATTCCAATAAAGCGGTTGGTGCCTGTTTGGGAACCAACCCACAGTTCATGGAATATATTCCCTTCACCGTTGGCTGTACTCAAACAGTTCACACGTCCACCAACGTCAGCAATAGGTTCAATAGATGCCCAAGCTTCAGCAGCATTGGGGATAAACGCCATCTCGTCAATAAAGACTCGATACACAGATTCACCACGAGCAGGGTCATTGCCAGAAGGTAATGACTCAATAGCAGAGTCATTAGCAAACACCATCTTCAATTGGTTATCGGACAGCAAGTCAGGTCCACGCTGCCGAACCCAGTTCGGCATCATCTTGTAACCGTACTTAGTTTTCTGTAGCAACTTAGCTGCTTCACGCTCTGTACGTGAGAGCATTACAGTAAATCGGTCGGGCCAAAAAAATGTTTCCCAAAAAGTAAATGTAGCCGCCAAAGTAGAAAACCCAATCTGACGTGCTTTTAGCACAATCGTATATCGGTCCTCAATCCAGCATCGCACAGTTTCAATCTGTGCTTCACGCATATCAAACTTGATACGACCACGCTCAGGATGTCTGATGTGCCAATAGGATGAACAGAAATGGGAAAACGCAGCCACCAGTTCTTCGGTGGTTGCATTCTCTGGACCTTTACACTTGCGCCATTCCTTCTCATTGAGAAGGTCTGTAAGTTCCACTATGCCTTCTTCTTGACAGCCTTTTTGACAACAGCCTTGATGACAACTTTGCGACCAAAACGTGCGTCTTTCGGGTCAAGCCAAGAAATAATTACTGGTATGACAGCAACCAAACCTGCGTTAAGTATGTTCCAAAAAGATGCCGAACCTGCTGCATACACAGCAAAACTGGATGCCATGAACACTTTTGCCCATGATTTTAGGATTGTTTTGGACTCTGCACTAAGATATATGTTTCTCATACCAATAGGGCAACCTGTTACCTAATGCGGTAACACAGGTGTTCCGCTGTTGGTAGGAATGTGTAATTGATATTTAATTATCTATTACGCAATTGTGAATGAACCACTTGAGGTCCACTTGTACACCGTATATGAGCCTGTTGTACTTGTTGAAACGCTACCAGTTGTTGCAGAAATGCGTGAAGTATCAGCAGTCAACAACTTCAAATATACAACACCACTTCCACCAGCACCTCCAGGCCAAGGGTTGCCACCAGCACCACCCACGCCACCATCACCACTGTTAGCAGCACCAGAAGCACCAGTGCTGGCAGAGTTTGCATTTCCACCCTTACCAAACGTTAATGATGTTCCAGTAAACGAAGTTGCGTAACCGCCAG